AAATATCTGACACGGAGGTTTTCCTTATTTTATCTAAAGACGTGACAGATTACTTCTTCTCGCAATACCCTTCACGACGGGCATTGTTGATCTTGACCTCTGTAATTGTCTGGGCTGTGTCTTTGGAAGACCACGACACATCCCTCCAGACCGAGCAGGCTGACAGGTTAGTCTCTTTTGTGCCCATCAGATTCGAGCAACCTGTCAGGACTGACAGCAGCATTATCCCCAGAAGTAATCGCATTTTGTACCCTCCTCAGTGCGTCGGCTTGCGCCGCTGCGGTAACTTCTGCAATGGCGTCACCCCGTATCTTGAGGTAGACGCCCCCCAGAACAGACAGGACCACACCCCCTATAAGGATGTACTTGCCCAGAGGACTGAACAATAACCCCATCACGAACCCTCCTCGTCGAGCCTTTGCTTGCGGAAATACCAGACGGCTGCTGCTGCGGCAATGATAACGACAAGAATCAGGATGGTCGGGTTGAACGACCCGAGCAGATCACCGCCCTCACGAACCATCGGCATGACTTCCTGCACGACAGCAATCGTACCCAAACCGCCAGCCGCAACGGCAGCGTTGGCCTCCTTTGACTGGGTAATTGATTTACGCGCCTTGGGCTGATCGGGCTCTGCACGGGCTTCGTCAACAGAGATCGGCTTCTCTGTATCAAGGCCGCGCCAGAGTTTAACTTCAGCCCTGCGACGGCGAACGAGGCCCGGTAGTTCCTTACCACCGCCCTTGGTCCATTTCATAAACTCGGCAGGAACTTCGTCAAAGCGTCCAGCGTTGACTCTCTTCAGCAGTGTGGATTTAGCCAGAGCGCCAACGCCAGCGTTGTAGGCAAAGTCAACCAACGCGTCGAACTGGCCTTGTGTCAGATCGACTTTGACGTACTTGCGAACGCCAGCCTCGTACTGCTCCATATCCTCCTTGAGGATTTCTTCAGCTTCGTCCTTGGTAATCACAAGATCGGGGTTAACGATTGGAGCGCCTGCGGCGGACGTGTGACCGTAGCCAATGGTCCAGACCGCTGCCGGGCACTTGTACGCCTTTAGTCTAAGACCCTCGAACTCTTTTACAGTGGCAAGACCGGCTGCTGACATTCTCATTCACGTTCTCCCTATTTCGCGATCTCACGCGCAGTTTGGTTAATTCGGGATTTCACAGCGATTATATCACGCGGCTGTTGTTTGAAAGCAACTGCAACATATCCGACCATGTGGCCTGCGTCGGGCGGTGCAGATCCCCGGCATAGATAGGTCACGTTGCGACTTAGCAACCAGTCGCCAAGATCAGACGACGCCTCGAATGGTTCACAGGCTATCTCGCCGTTTAGCATCGCGATTGCCGCGCGGTTCCGAGCCGGTGATCCGGAGAAGAACGCGCCTTTGCGTCCTTCTAACGGCAAGTATCTGCCATCCGATGACAGGACAACTTTTGTGGTACGGGCGTTTTTACCAAGGTCAACCGAATGGATCATCACGGCTTCCGCCTTTAGATCGCGCATCAGTAGGCCACCTGCACCCGCTATATGCTGGTCGTCCATTAACACCGGCATTGTATCGCGACTGAGCATCGAGCCGACAAGCTTGTCCTGCTGCTCGTAGATGATGTAGCCAGCCAGACCAAAGACGCCCAGCCCGATAACTGTCGCCAGCTTAAACGGGCTGTCGATCCACTTCACAAGATCAAGCGCCTTGTCGATTGGTCCGCCGGGAGGCTTGGGAGGTGCAACAACTTCAACAGGCTTGGCAACAGGCTTCTTTGCCGGTGGCTTCTTTGCTGCTGTTTTTTTGACAGGTGGTTTTGCCATTATGCCATCCAAACCGCTAAGGCAAGTAGTCCTGCCATAATCGTCAAAGCTGCTAACACAACCATCCCTAGTTGAGTCAAGTCCTCACGCATCTGCTGGGCTTCACGGGCTTTCTGTTCTTCGAGTCTTCGTTGTTGCTTTCGCACGCGGATGACCTCCTTTAGAACTTCCTCCCAGCCGCTTAGACCATGTATCGCAACGAAATCATTCTTGACCTTCTCGGCCATTTCCGCCGCTTGCTTCCGCTTCATGACCGTATCGAGGGCTAACTCCTCGGCGGACATCTTGCTGAACAGCCCCGGCTTCGGCGGAGACTTACTTGCCTGCGTTAGTTTAGCAACCGACCCATACAACTTCGCAACATCGCCGCACATGGTGTTAAGGTCTTTGCCAACCTTAATGCCCTGCTGAACGGCGTTGTACGCGGTCTTTGCTGCGCCAAAGATAAGCGCAATCGTAGCAGGGTCCATACCACCATCTCACGGTCTTGGCCCCCGCTAGTCGGGCCACACTAGCTTACAGTGTACTTCTGAGGACGGAGCATGGCCCCGAAACCACGGGCAGTCTGTTCGCCCTTGGTTGCCGCCGGGATCGGAAAGTCCTTCGGGCCACCTGTCTGGACAACGCCCTGACGAACAATGTCCTGATTGGTTGCAACTACAACGTCAGGCTTTTTGCCCCGGAAGTTAGGGTTTGATTGCTGGCCGGATTTGCCGCCAAGAGCCGGGATACGGTTTGCCATGATATTTCCTTACGTGGAGAACCTGTTGCCTGAATTGGCGAGGGAGCCAATGCCTGAGATAAACTTGGATATATCATATTTGATTGGGGTCGTACTAGGATCTATCGCCGCAGTAGACGCCCCGCCACCCTCGGCGAGATACCCCATGTCAGCAAGGTATTGGATTTCCTCCGGAGTTAGGGGCCTGCGACGATCAGGCTCTCCACCTCCATCAGGGGTGCCGTCTCTGTCAGGAGTGCCGCCCCTGTCAGCAGTTGTAGCGCCTTGTTGAACTGCGCCCGAGATAGTCTCGTAGGGGTCGGTTATGTAGGTAGAGATGTCGTATCCGGGAACATTACCCTTTACGCCCTTAATAGTAACTTCGCGAGGCTCCGCTTTTTCTTCGGCTGTAACTACAGGCGCAACCGCAGGCGCAACCGCAGGCGCAACCGCAGGCGCAACTTCATCTCCTCTCAATGTATCACTAAAGGTTGATCCAACATATCCTGTAACGCCCGGAGTAAAGTTAGGGTTTAGGGTGCCGTAGGGGCTAAGTGCAGTATCCGCTAGATTCGGACCAGTGTAGGCAGGACCAAGGAAAGAAAGATCTGAGGATGGAGCAGTCAGACCGAAACTGTTGGTGATGACGCTCTCCGGAGAAGTCATGTAGGAGGTGAGCGCCGCACGATCCGCGTCACGTTCATCCCGCCCAAATACATTGTAGTTCGAGGTCACGGGGTCGAAGAAGTCCGCAGGATTAACCTCGGGATTTGTGTAATCGGCTGGCATAAAGCCAAGCATTGTAGAATCTGCTCGGGCGCTATTTAAGGCGGCGTCCGTAGAAACAGTAGGATCTACGGCTGTTGCAGCGTCCACGGCTGCACGACCGGCATCCTCGGCAGCTAGAGCTGCGGCTTGATTAGCAGAAGGGGACGACCGGCCCGGCCCAGAATCCATATACCCACTTTTGGCATCCTCAGCTGTTGCTTCTTGGCTTTGTCGGCCTCCTAGAAGCGAATTAAGAGCGTCGTTTGCAAGGTTTTTACCGTAGCCTAAGATAGCGTCAAAAATTGCATCCGCTTTTGCCTGCGCTAAAAACTGCGCGTCTCTTGCGTCTGGATCAGGTAAGTCAGCATAGGGGTCAACCGTCGGGTCAACCGTCGGGTCAACCGTCGGGTCAACCGTCGGGTCAACCGTCGGGTCAACCGTCGGGTCAACCTCTGGGCTGGGATCGGAAAAAGGGTCGTCGCTAGTTGTAAAGCCGCTTTCAAGCCCGCTTTCAACACTGCCTTCAGCGGCGTTTTGACCCTCGCTTTGACCCTCGCTTTGACCCTCGCTTTGACCCTCATTGCCCTCGTTGCCGCCGCCCTCGTTGCCGCCGCCACCTTCACCACCTTCGCCGCCGCCACCTTCGCCGCCGCCACCTTCATCAAACATTGGAGCGCCGGTACGGGGGTTTATCCTGTTGCTGGAGGAGCCTGCAACAAACTGCTCATAGTCGAGTCCAGACTTTTCAAAGGCTTGGCGAAGCGCCCCTTCCACAGCGGGGAACTTCTTTTGGAAATCCAACGGCAACACAATCTCTCCGGGAGAGAGATGCGCCATAATCTTATCGCGCCCCTCGCCTAAACGAGCTGCCTTCTTAACCGCTTTCTTTAGAGACTTCGTAGCCATCATGCGCCTCACGAATACGGAAAGAGTGAAGCAATGCCGTCTTGCGAGGATTCCTCCTGCTGGCGAGCCGCCATCAGGTTAGGTATCCCAAGGAGAGGCGCAGCTTGACGCTGGTTCATGCCCTCATAGTACCGCGCAAGGTTCTGAATGTCACGACCGCTTCGGTCAGGCGTGCTGCGCCCCATGGTCGCCGGAACGGTTTCCTCCAACACATCCGCCGTGGATTCGGCTGTCTGTTCTTCCTGTGACTGGCCTTCAAGGGAGGCTTGCGGTGAACCACCGCCCCCTGCCCACGTGACCAGATCAGACTGCGTAAACTCGGAGAACGGCTTGTCGCCCAGCTTCACGTTGCGGTTGGCCCTGATCGCCCCTTCGCTTAGGATCTTGCTGATCGGAGTGTCAGGTGCAGACTTCAACGCCTTCGCGGCGCCCGCCGGTCCAGCAAACCAAGCCAGATAGACGTTGCCCTCTGTCGGCTCAATCCCCTGACGAGCAAGAGACGGCACCACCTCGCTCTGGAGATAGTAGTTTGCCGTCTGCTCTTGGATCGCCTGACCCTCTTCGCTCTTGTCAGTCTTCAGCTTCAGCAGTTCCCTGTCAGTCGCGCCCCGTAGATCAGGTCGCGCCTTTCTGACAGCACTCAGCCAAGTCGAATCCGTAAACTGATACTTGCCCCCTGCCGACGAGGTTCTGCTACGAGCGCCGTAATCACCGCCGCTCTCACGAGAACCAATGTTCATCAGGTAGGGGTTACGTGCCATTAGACACCCTTCCCAATGTTAGACAGGTTGGCGCGCTCAAGCGATACGTTCGCCCGGAGCTGGGCGATGTCCTCGTTCGACTGACGACGCTCCTCGTCCATCTTGGCCTTCATCTCCATCTTGCGCTCCTCAAGGTCGATCTTGAGTACAGTCTCCTCTTCTTCCGCCTCCATCTTGCGCTCCTTGATGTCCAAGTCACGTTTCTGGAGTTCGATAAGCGAGTTGTTTGCGCCATCGACCGGAGGTGGAGCAATCGCCGCCATGATCTGATTGACCATCGCAGCCTCAAGTTTGGCCGCGTTGCTCTGAATCATGTCCGGCGGTGGCGGGTCAGGGGGCGTCATCATGCCGGTTGATGGGTCCATCTGCGGCTGCATAAGCTGTTGCATCTGGCTCATCACCGTCTGCATTGCAGCAAACGACACATGCTCAAACACATGGCCCAGCAAAATCCCGTACACCTGCGGCGACGACTGGATCAAAGGCGTCTTGATAAACGCAATATGCGCGTCGATGTGCGCCAGATGATCCTGCTGCTGGAACGCCCGCAAACTTGGAGCCCCGTTTGGCACCACCATCGACCGTGCGTTTTCCAAAGCCGGACCTTCCGGTTGCGGCTCAGGCGGCGGCGGCAGAATCAGATTGATGTCATGCACGCCCAGCGCCGTATACATCCGGCGATACGCCTCATACGTGTTGTGCATCTGGGGCGCAGCTTGGGCCAAGGTCAGTTGTTGCTGGGCCAAGGCAATCCGCTGCGTCATGCTAAAGATGTTCGGGTCGCTGACAGGAATCACGTCCACCCGACCGTCAAAGTCTTGACGCTTGATGCTGGGCTTCTGACCTTCGACCGAGTACGGGTATTCCGGCGGCATGTATTCCGCAAACACGTCCGCCAGCAGCCGAAGCTCCTGCTTCTGAGCGTAATGCATCCGCTTGTGGACCGCGCTCATCACACGGCTACCACGCTCCAGCAACGCAATCGTCGTCCCGACCGGGAGTTCCTGATTGCCGTCACCCATGCCCAAATCAGTCGAGCCGATGAACTTCTCGCCTGCTGTCACGCAGAACCCAAGCAATTGCATCAGCGTTGCGCTCGGCTCCTTGTACGGCAGCGGCATCAGGTTATCGCGCAGCGCGCCGCCCGGTGCGTCCACATCCCGCCACTCGCCGGGTTGAATCGGGCTTTCGGCGTCTTGAATACGCATCCCCTTGGCCTTGAACCCCGCCGGGATATTCGCCAGCGTGCCAGCGTCAATCAGTTGGCGGAGGACAGAGGTCGAAGAGCGGGCGAGATTGCCCAGAAGGTGAACCAACCCAAAGCCATAGAACCCCATCCCCGGCAGCATCTTGTAGTGGACGAAGTACGACTTCTTCTTCCGCTTGGGATCAGCCTCCTTGAAGTTCCGACGGATGGACAAAACCGTCCCGCTCGTCGCATCCAGCGTGACGATGTACGGTAGCTGGATACCTGTCGGCTCTCCCGCCTCGTCCTTGTCCTCAAAGCCCGGTATGTCCAACGAGCAGTGGCACTCATACAACAGATAATTGTCAGGCTCGCCGGATGGCTCAATGCCAGAAATGCTGTCAGTCTTTTCCTCGATCTGATCGCGCTCGGTCTCCGTCGGCGTGCTTAACTCCACATCCCGATAGAACCCTGACACCTGCTGTTTACGCAGATTGTTTTCCGAAATACGCAATACATGAGTTACACGCTCCGCCGTCCCTAAATCTCTGGAGGCATACGGAACGATCAGATCCTTCGGCAAAATGTAGGGCGACACCGCCCGCTGCAATTCCCCGTCGTAGTAAACCTTCTTAAACGCCGACCCGCCATACCCCAGATAAAACAGCATCTGGTCAAACTCAGGGTCGTACTCCTCCATCTCCACCGTAATCTGGTAGTTCATGTAGGCCTTGATGCGCTCCGCCTGCTGCTCTTTCTCAGGCGTTGTATTCCCAGCAATCTGCGTCCGCACAGGACCGCCCGCCGGTAGCA